CGGCCGTCTTGTGACCAAACACTATTGACTTCGGTTACTTTTACTTCGAAACCATAACAATGGTCACGAAAAACGATTGGAGTTACTTTGGAGTAACACTTGTAGTTCCTATTCTTTTCTTTCATGCTGTCCTCATTACATCTAAATCATGATAAGATTTATATTTCTGTTCCTTGAATGCATCAATTTCTTCCATCAATAACATCATACGATTCTTTATAAAATAGTCAAATACTTTCTTCATGTCTCCTTTTGGATCGTTTTCAAATTGTTCTAGAATGTTACTTCTAATTTCATCGGGAACTTTAGTTAAGTCTACAAGAGACTCATTGCGCTTCCATCGTTTTAGCATATTTGCATCACAAAAATCTTCGGGATTTCTAGACAGGTCTAGCCATTCAGTAATATTCTTTTTAGTGATGGGTTTTTGTCTGCGATTTTCTACAAACACTTCATCATCGCTCAAGAAATTGGGAACACCATCTGATTTATCTCCACGAATAATATGTTCACGCAGATACTTCTGAGGATTCTTTTCTACTAGAAATTTCTTTTGTATAGGACTATACTGAGAAACATTAGGATACTTCTGCAGCTGCTTGAAGTCTTTATCACTAGACATGATAAGGATTTTTTCAAAGGGTGCATAGGTTTGTGTCAATGTAGCAATGATATCATCAGCCTCTGCACGTTCTGTTTCGATAATCTTATAAGGAAACGTTTCACGCAGATCAGATTTCATTTCATTCATTGTATTGAAGATGAGACTCCAATCAATACCAGAAGATTCACGCTCTTTCTTTCGTGAAAATTTGTAGTAAGGATATACATCCTTTCTCCAGTAGTTTTTATTATCACAACAGATTACAATATTTCCATATTCTGCTGCATGCTTCTTTTTGACTTTCAAAATACTATTAAGTATCATGTGTCGAATCAAGCCTTCATCGATTTCATCCGTTTTAGGGCCCACTTGGGTCATTAGGTTCGATATAATAACTTGACTTAGGTCTATCAAGATCATAGTTTTATCTCTATATTGTTTACATTATTACTTATAACACATTCACAGGGGTTTGTCAAGGACTTTTTTGAAACCATTCTGGAATCTGTCGTTTGCTCCACACCATCTTGAAACGATCTTGTTTTGTCTGATAGAATAATCTGTAAGACTTGACTGGATCTTCTGGAAACATACACTCTGGATTTGACTTCATGGCCAATTTAAATGGAGTTTCTTCCCATGTAGTTACGTTCTTAGGTGGAGTTGCGAGATATGGAATAAGTTTTTCTGTCTCATGTACTTTTCCATATCGATAAGAATATTCATGGCATAATTCTACAAAATGTCTGAAGTGCCACATATAATTTTGTTTCGATTCACCTGTCCACACAGTAGACGGATGATTAAAATGTACAGCCTTGTATAAAATATCTTCCATATCTTCTTGCGGATGTACATAGTATTTCACCATCGTCTTGCCCGATTTAGACGGTCGTTTAGTCAACCGCCCATCATGCATACGATGTGTCGTAGAGAGCATTTGGCCACTCTCTACGATCATTTTGACTACATGCTTGTCGCATTGCTCTCTTGCTGCGATTAGAGGGTCATCATTAAGTCGAAAAATATTCATGAACCAGTCACCAAATCCCAAACACCATCACCAACAGATTCTAAATCTTCAATAAAGATATGATGGTCTTGGTTTCCTTCGTTATCATATGAATTGCGTATGACTGCATCACATGCCTGCCATATATCTCCCCAAGTTTTTCCAGTACATATTGCAGAGGCATCATATCCCCATACATCACATTTGTTTTGAATTACCATAGGGGTTTTGAAAGGATGTTCATTGTCCATTTGAATATTTTCGCCGTACATAGACCACCGTGTAGAAAATTCACAACTGTCACCATATGTGTCAAAGTAGTTCATTTCTGTCATAAATTCTGTATCAGTCTGTGTCATATCGAATCATCTTTCTCTTTGTTACAACTTAATATACCAAATGTGATGTCGGATGTCAAGAGCTCTTTTTCTTTTTTCTGGGATGTTTCATGACTATCAATTCATCATCCGTCTTTAAATATGGAGGGCATACAGAAACCTTATTGTTCTTCAACCACTCATTCATTGCTATACGATCTTCTTTTTCAATTATATCTCTTGACAAAATTATCTCCTTTATATATCAAGTGCCATTTTACAAATGTAGAACGAATCTACAATATCAGAGACAGGATTTCCTATCTTTTCTGATTTTATTTCTAATTCTTCGTTGAGATTTCTAGATGTCTCCATCAAAAATGATTCATACATCTTTTCTTTGTTTGCATTACCTTTACCAGTTGCAAACTTTTTTATTACTGTTGGGGCCAGTAAACTATAATTCATATCAGCATTCCACATCTTCCATTTCAATAAACCAGTATTTTCTGCAATATGAAAAACTTTTCCCTGAGATCCGTAGCTATAATCTTCTATTGCTATGTCTTCTATATTGTGGGAAATTAAAATGTCCATTGCCCAATCCGATATAAAGTCATATCTTTCTTCTGGCAATTCGTATTTTTTTATTTGTTGAGAACCCTCAATATTCTTATACTGAAAATCCTCATATTTTTTTTGGTTGGCAAGAAAGAAAAGTTGACAATTTTCAAAATCAAAATCTTCCTTCTCGCCTTCGTAAATACATACCGCTGGGCATGTTAAACTATAATCAATTCCACCTACTCTTCTAACCATTCATCCTCATCCATGTCAAGCTCTTCCTCTATATTTATAAAGTCTTCAAGAGCCTCTCCACAGACAGGACAAAAACGAACTTCTTCGCTGTTTAGTGTTTCAATCGAAAATTCACCAGCACATTCATTGCAGCCTAATGTTTTCAAAAGTATTCTCCTTAATTATTCTTGTGTATTTAGAATAATTAAAAAGTGATCTCACAAGCACCACCTTGACATGCAACAGCGCCCATAGTATCGATATCGGTATACTTTTTAGTTTCTAATTGTGTATTAAAGTCGATAGGATTTAAGTTCTGTTGTATCTTAGTCCACTTGTGAAGCAAGAACACATCTTTCAAGCAATATTCTGCTTCTTTTGTGTCTCCACTGAAATAATTGTCTGCAAACTTCTGAAACCTACGAATCCATTCTGCACGTAAATCAGAAACTTCTCCAGCATATTCTGGTGGCATTTGAGCAATACTTGTTGCTTCCCACAAGTTATCAAATCCCTTGCGTGTATCGACAATCAAACCAGCCGCAAACATTGCACCTCTGCCATATTTTGCAACGATCTCATCTTCATCTAACACTTCAGTCATTGGAGCTTGATGGAAATCTTTATCACCAGAACCCGAAAGGAATGAAACGCCTGCGAAATAATCTTTGTTATCATATAGATAATCTTCTACTTCACTCCACATATGCGGCGCAACAGTCACCGTATTAGACACATTATGTCGCACAGTAGGGTCTGCACAAAGTTCTTCATTGGTTCCACTCTCTACCCAATTTTGTTGTACTAACTGGACTTTCTTCAATAAATCAGTACCAAATAGGTCTTCCTTATATAAAGAACCTCTTGGAGAAAGTACAGGAAAACCAATACAGTAGTCAGTTCTACTGCTCGACCAGACAGACTCTTCAACCATATATGGATTTGTCTGTGCAATCAATTGGGCCACTTCAGCATCCTTATTCATCTGTACATGACGAATATATTTTGGAGAATGTTCTGCATGAATACCAGACGCAGTTTGCAACAATACAGATGCATTTCCAGATGGTTTTACACAAGTAGTTCTTGCGGCTTGATTGATACCAATTAAGTCTGCAACTTGTTTATTTACTTTCTTAACCATCTCGGCACCTTCCTTTTGAACTTCTGGGTTCAAAAGAATTTCTGGATTATTCATCCAACCAGTCACAGATACACCCAATAGTGCTTCTCTTTCAAAAATTCTTTGAGTAGTTTTATTTAAATATTTAAAATCTGTGTAACCCGCCTGCAATGTTCCCATTATAGATCCAGCACGACATGCTTTCAAAAATTCTTCTTTGGATGTACACTTACCGCCATTTATTTCTGTAAGATTACATCCCTGCCATCCTGACTCACCATCGATTTGCGGAAACATTCCAATTTCTACACATGGGTTTGTTGTATGTTCTGTGTTATCCACAAAGTAAAAACCTGGCTCGCCAAACTCTTTGATTGGTTTCATTAGATCAGAAAACTCAGACTTTGTGATTTCAGATCTCACCACTACTGCAGAATTGTTTGAACGGCCGCGCTGTGGGTTATCAATGAACCAATTACCTGTCTTAGCAACCATCATTTCTTCATCATCCTTAGAGAACAGACATATAGTTGCAGAACGTCTTACACCGCCCGCTAAAACTGCGTCAGCGGCATGCATTGAGATATCATACACATGGATAGGGCGCAATTCAGATGAACCTGCTAGCACAAGAGATTGCAACAAATGTTCAATCTTATCAAGTGCCTTTCTAAGTGGTTCTGGGCCTGGTGCTTTAAATCCACCAGAAATTTCTGCACCCTGTGGACGAATTTCGGACAAGTCAAAATATACTTTGCGGCCTTCAAAATCTGGAAACGTACCACCACCGACAAAATATGAAGACATGAGAACGCCAAGTGCATCTGCCCAACCTTCAATAGAGTCTTCTACTTTCCAACCCTTTGCTTGTTTCTTTCTTTCTGCAATCTGTGGAATCTTTGCAACATGATGTTTCTGCACAGAGAACCCTGCACCAGCACCACATAAAAGAATATAGAACAACTCTTGAAAATATGCTGCACGATCCGCATACGAAGATGTACAATTATACATACGCATTTGATGTTTCAATAACTGATCCCCACCAAACTGCAAAGCACGTTGTGCGCCAAGAGTGTATTGCAACTTATAAAGAGACTCAGCTTCGTCAATAAGTAAACCCAATTCCGGCGTCATTACATCTTTATAATAATTTCTATGCATGTCCATAACTCTTTTTACAGACTCATCCCACGACTCATATCTTTCTTCTTCTTCAATCCATCTACTATATGCCTCATAGAATTTTGACTGAGACATGATATTTCTTGCATCGGAATCTTTATTACTTTGAACTACTTTTAGCATCTCTTTTCCTCTTTTTATATTGTATTTTTATGATTTTTTAACATCTTTTCCAAGATGCCAACTTGAGTTTGGCTTCCAAACTTTTATGGGTATTCTTACTTATAATGCTCTGCAATTCTAATGTGTCTATTCCCGACAGTATTACATCATTAATATCTTTTTCTTTAATTTTTTCTGGCCACAAAAAAACAGAGAATCCAGCATCAATAGTATTCTCGATTTTTTTAACAATTTCACGATTTCTTGGTTCATTATCGTATATAAAAACTATATCCGAAAATGATGAAAAGTAAGATTTGTCTACATCACTACCCGCCATGGCCAAAGAGTTATCCAAAAAGAGAGAATCGAATGGGCCCTCAGTTATATAAACTGTTTTTTCTGGGTCTATTCTATCCAGTCCATATACTTTTGGAACATCTTTAACCTTAATAGTGATATATCTCAATGAATTTTTTGGATCTAAACTTCTGCCCTGCAAAGCAATAAGTTCACATTTTTCATTGAAAAAAGGTATTACAATTCGTTTTTCATTTTTTGGTATGTTATGTCCTTTTGATACTTTGTCCACAACAAATTTGAAATCTGGTGTGTAGTAAAGAACATCTAGTTTTGGAAGTTTTCTATTATCGCAATAATGTCTAGCTGGATGTGATGTATGAAGATCAGTCAATCTTTCTCCATAATCAAACTGACATTTTGTAGAAAACTTAGGTTTAAAATCAAAGTCATATTTGACTTCTTTTTCGTGATTGTGCGAGCCTGCGTTGGACTTACCCTCTTTCCACTTTTCCATTACATATTCTTCATATAAAGATACATTCTGACTCTTTAAGAAATTGGCAAAAGACATGCCTGCGCCGCAGTTGTGACACATATATCTGAAGTTATTCTTTTTTTCGTAAATAAACCCACGCATTTTGTAGGTTTTCTTCTGAGAATCGCCACACAATGGACAACGGCAGTTGTACAGATTATTCTTCTTCTGCACAAAACCTTCTAATTGTGGGGATAGTCTTTGAATGTAGGCTCTATCGATATACAGCATCATAACTCCACTTTACATGTATAAAGTAGATAGTACACTATTTGTCGAGATATGTCAAGATTTTTTTATTAAGACATCATATAAAAATTTGCAACAAGTCCACCGATCAATGCGGTGAAAAATACCCAAAAGGCCTTTTGAAATACAGCAGATGTTCTAGCATTTTCTTCAACTTTAAGAGTCAATGTATCTAATTTTTCAGAGAACCGATTCATTCTATCATACTGATGGGAATACTTTGCTTCCATTGCTACCAGCTTTTCTTCTGCGCGGGCAATTGAAATCATCGCTTCCGATAATCTATCAATCTTTTCTTCGATTCGATCTAAACGTGTAGCCTGTGGACTTTGAGTATCCATCTTTTATTCCTTATTTTCTTTTTCATAATAATTTTTATATTCCATGATAATAACTTTTTGTTCGCCCATATACCGTTTCATATCAGTAACTACAATAGATAAGTTCTCATAAGAATCTTCATTCAATGCAAACAGAGCAGTACTCTTTCCGCTATCTCTCAATTCTTTCAAAACTTCCTCATAATTATCTGGCGTTACTACAACGAATTCAAAATCTCTCCACTCAACAGATGACGGCATGTTTAAATCTAATGGCGTCTTTTCTATGTATACTTCTTGTGTTACAATTTTTTCTTCATTAAAACTAGTACAAGCACTTAACATTAATATAATTGGTATTAAAATATATTTATTCATCAGTCATTTTCCATAATCTCTTTTAAACCTTCTCTAAGGTTTTTCTGTATGTCTTTATTTATGATCTTTTCAATAAGGCCAGGCTTATTTTCCGCTAAAAATCCCAAATCATGTTCCGACAACTTATTTCTAAGCGTAGAAACTTCTGCATTCAATGCATCACTTTGAGTTTTTATTCGGGTGTTTACTTCTTTGATTTCTTGAATATTTTCATTCAATCTTTCAATTTCAGAAGATTTTGATTCTACAGCAGTTTCCAAAACAACTTGGTTTTGTTGCATGATTTTCAAGTCTGTTTGTAATTTTTGTATGTACCAATAACCGATACCTACCGCTGTTGCTGCGGCAACTAGTACTGCAATTTTCGCACCATTTAATACACCAAACATCATAAATCTCTTTGTAAAATAATCATACTTCCAAATTTTTCGTCCTGTAGGACAATTCGTTTCTTTGGGTTGTTTTTAATATATTGACGGATATGCACAGCATCTTCTCTACGAATGAAGGCATCCCATCTAGAATATTTCTTTTTACCCTTCATAAATTTACTATAGCTATCGGGGTCTACTTTAAATATTTTCATTCCAGAAAACTTATATGGATCTTGAATAAAATTACCTAAATTAGATGCATCTCCGACTGAGTTAGCAATGTCTTCCATTAACATACCACTCTCATAAAGGTTTTCTTCTTGTTTATTAATATAATCAATCAAAAGATTTTCTAATAACTCTAGGTCATCTTCTCTTAGATTTTCGTTGTTTTCTTTTAAGAGTGCCATTGCCGCAGCATATGATGCAATTCTAGACTTTCCGCCTGGAAATTTTGATAATATTCTTTTTAAGTTGAAAATAATCTTATGGAAAATGGTGAAAGACTTTTTTTGTTCTTGAGTCTTCAACTCTCCTGTCTTTTTTAACTGCTTACCAGTTGCATCGATCACACCATTCTTGAACGCTTCGGTTTCTTCCCAAGGCGTTGTCAGAATTTTTATAAACTGATATGCAAGATATGCGTTAAATACAGAGGCCATTAAATTTTTCTCTCTAGTGTTTCTAATATATATTCATCAAGAACAACATCTTCTAAATTTATCACTCGACCTTCTATTCCCGTAACCCTATCTGGTAATTTATTTAACCAAGATAAAAAACTAGCCAATATGTAGTGTTGACTTTTATCAATTTTCAAGAACAATATCCTACTACAAGATTCATTTCCCAAAACATTAAATAATACAACCAAGTGATTTATAATCAATCTTTCTTTCAATATATCTTTAGTGTGATATTTATGAAAGAGTCTCTTGACATATTTGATACGTTTCATATCGTCAAGAAACTCTTCCATGCTATGACACTGTGGATTATCATAAGATTTCATCTGGTAGTTGAAAACATTGTTTTCATTCAAAATTTCAAAGTTATCCATTATTACTCTTTAAATTATATATTAGTCTTCTTTTTTCTTAGAAGTCTTCTTCTTTGGTGCTTCTGCAGCAGGCTCTGGTGCTGGTGCTGGTGCTGGTTTTGCTTTCTTTGGTGCAAGAGCTGCAATTTTATTTTTCAAATCTCTATGCATTTTATACATTTCACCAGTTTTTTCGTTTACCCAACCACGGTCAGTTGCTACTGCATCCTTCATCCATTTTGCTGGGGTTGCCCATTTTGGTAGTGACATTTTAGTTCTCCTATTTTACGTGACTAGCAATTTTCTTAGCTCTGGTTTTATTTTTATATTTTTCCATCGCCATTTTTTCTACTTCTTGTTGTACTTGCTTTGCATTATATTTAGGGTTCATTGCAAGGACTATTTCTTTCATTTCTGCTGCGTCTTTTTTATCAGCAGATTCGATTAGTGCTTCCACATCAAATGTGTCTATATCTTCTTTAATTTTGTTTTTTGCAAAATAATCGGCGATATCCTGAGCATCATCAAAAGATTTTTGTCCTTTTTGACCCTTCATACTGATAAAGAAAGAATCTGCACCTCTATCATAGTCACCTTTACCTACTACTTTACCCTTGAAAACAACATCAACTGCACCATCAGTACTAACTACTTTATATTGTCCTTTGCCGCCATGTGCAAGAATTTGTTTTCTACCTTCTGACATGGAAAATTTAACACCGAACATTTTTTCAACTGTTTTTCTGCCAAGATGAGTTTTCATTACCATCACAATTTTTTCTCTTGGTTCTGTATCCAAATTATTTGTGAATTGAACTAATTTAGAACTAAGGCCCTTTTTCATCATTTGAGCAGCCTTCATAAAGTCTTTTTTATCAATACCACCAGACTTTTTTGCATACTTTTCTAATTCTGAAGCAGCATCTAAAAGTTTCATACCACCCTCAGCTTCATTCATCTCAACTTCTTCTTTCTTGGTTCTTAATTTTGCAAGATCAGAACCGTCAATTTTTCCATTTTTATTAGAATCTATTTTCTTCTGTTTCGGAGATAATTCTTCTTTTTTTCCATGATCCATAACCTTTTTACCAAGTGGTGTCAGATTACCTTTTTTATCATACATCTTAGCGATAAGATCTTTTTCTGCCCCTGTCAACTCTACAAGTTCTTCAGACGCCTCTTGAACTTCTTCCTTTTTATCCCAAGGAGCCTTTTTAAGAGTTACCTTATCTTTACCTTTTTTAGTAGCAGCAGCTGCCTTCGCAAGTTTTTTTGCAAGTGCAGATTTTTTATTCTCTTCCAGCTCTTCCTGTTTATGTTTTGCTCTGATTGTTGCAAGAAGTTCTTCACCCATTCTCTTACCCTGAGATGCACTAACATTAGTTGGAAACTTATCCATATTTGACGGTAAGGCCCTTCCAATCATTTTTTCGGATGCTTTTTGGCTCTGTGGTTTTGTAAGAGTAACAATCTTTAAAGTGTTCTTATTCTTGATCGACATAGGTGGCAGATGTGCAGAAGATCTAGACTGCTTAACACCCTTTTCGCTAGATGCCATCGCAACAACTTTATTATCGTTTGCAGTATCGATTAGTGCATGAGTGTTTTTCATTGCTTCGTTCATTTCTGGTTTTTCGTGAGAATATCCTAGTTTTTTCATGCGCTCATGATCTTCTGGTTTTTCTGCTTTGTAACCTTTGCCTGTCTTTGGATCATACATCATATGTGGTTTGAATTCGTCCTTGGCTTCTTCCAATTCGACTTCTTCTTTATACATATTAAGTTCGTATTTTTTATTATCCAAGTTTGCAACTTGAATTTGAACGCCTCTAGATTTACCCTTCTTATCAGTACCCATCAAACGATACGAATTAGTTTTTCCATTAGATGGTTTTTTAGGGCCCATAGCAACTTTATCATCAATTTCATCTGGATCAATTTCAATGCCAAGTTTTTTCTTTGCATGGTCATATGCATGTTTCATCGCAGATGAAAAATCTTTATGGTATAAATCATATCCACTAGAAGATTTACCCATTTTTTCCAATAGGCGTTCTTCATTGGTTTTCTTTTTATAACCCAATTTTACAAGCTTCTCTTTGAATGCTTTGCGTCTTGCATCTGATGTAAGTTCTTCTGCTTTCGCATCTCCCATTTTTGCAGATGTTGTGACACCTTCTGCATCTTTAACACCTTTACCTTCAAGATTGCCTTTATTTTTACAAAGTTCGCAAAGCTTACCGTTGCAGCCAGGACATGGAAGTTTTTCTTCTACTTGTTTTGCAACATCACCACTGATAGTTACTGGATATTCTTTTCCACCAAATGTAAATTTCTTTTTACCAGCTCTTTTTGCTGCAGATGCTGCGCCGATGAAATCTGCTACATCATCATCTAAAATTTCTTCTGGAATATCTTTTCTAGACATTGGATTCTCCGATTGTTTTTGTACTATTTATAATTTATTTTCGTTTCTGCCAAAGGTCATTATCTGCCTTTCTTGCACCACCACCAGTAAGAAATGAGTTAACTCTTGCAAAAGCCCATTGTTGTGGTGTTGTGCCTGGGCGATGGCCTGTTTTCCATGCAGCCATTCCTCTATCATATACCTTTTTTAGAATACCATACGAAATACCAGACTTGTCTGCTTTTTTTACCAATCCGTCGATCTTCTTTTCTTCTAAATCAGTTTCTTCTTTATAATTTGCATTGATAGATTTTTTATATAGATTTTCTAAATCTCTACCCTTCATTCCTCTGAACGATTTGGCAATGTCAAATGCATATGACTTCAATGAAGATTTGTTTCCTTTAGATTTGATTACTTTATGAAGAGCATCAAGGGCTGCTTTGTTCATCAGTTCTTGATTGGATGCAAGTGCTTCTGCTACGCTTTCTGGAACGCAATTTGGAACCATCTTGCCGTTCTTCTCTTTCATACCTACCTGTTTATATCCATTCCAGCATCCATCAGCCTCTTTTTTCAGACTTTTACCCTCTGAATCATAGCCTGGCTTTCCTGCCTTTTCTTTTTTAGAAATTGCTATCGCTGCTCTTTGTGCAGCAGAATGGCCAGCGCCTTCCTGTTTGTCTTTCTTTTTGTCATCTTTTGACATAGAACCTTTTTTAACAACGCCAGAATTTTTGATTTTATTAACCAATTTCATGCGGCGCATGTTAGAAATTTCTTCGATATAATCTGGAGACTCTTTTCTCATTCTAGGTTCCTTTCTATTATAGTGCTGAGATACTAAACTCAAGTTTTTTGGATCGTTATTTAATGGATTATTATCTTTATGGTGTACATCTTTGCCATCACCACGTTTTGCCTTACCAGCCTTTTCCATTGCATATCTTGCACGTTTTCTGGCTCGGTTTTTCTCCATTTGTTCTGGTGTTCCATGATATTGCTCACGCTCTTTTTTATAATCTCTTTCTTCGTATTTAATAACTTTATCAGGCGTTTTGAAATTTTTCTTACGCATAATAGTTTTCATTACAACATCAAATTCATCATTAGTTCTATCATAAGTGATAGCGATAGGAATATTGATATCAGTTTGAATATCTTTCAATACTGCCTCAGCGCCAGACATGCCCTTGATAGATTTACCCTTTTTAGCGTATACTTTCTTAATAAAATCAGCAAGTTCTTTCATTGTGATGTTTGGATTATTTCTATCATCATCCATTCTATCACCAAAATGTCTTGTAAAATTGAAATCAATATCAAACTTTTTAAATAGTTGATCTACTACTTTCTCAAATGCTTTTATTTGTTTCAATCCAATCAATCCCATTTGATTGCCTTCTTCTATTACTTCTTCTTTCCTAAATAATTTCTGCATAAATGTTTTTTTAGAATTTTTGGATTTCTCAGGGGTTGGGTTGGTTAACGTATACGCCACAAGGCCAGGCTTGGCATTACCATTAACTTCAATATCCCATTTAGATTTTGTTCCCCACATCTTTAAAAATCTTTTATAAAGTCTTGATCTATTACCGTCTTCTTTATTTGCATAGAAAGTTATTTTTCTGGCACTAGTTTTGTCCAATTGCGACCACCATTTTAACATAGCGGCTTGGACTGTTGCGAAAATTCTAAACTCATCACCTTGACCAGTTCGACTCATATTCTTTTTAGATGAACCTCTTGCAAATTCTATCTCATAAATACCGTCAGGATCTTCACTGATATGAATATCTAACGCACTACCATCGTCAAGTTTTGCAATAGCGCTTGAAGGCCCCTTCGGTTTTAAATATTCCCATTTTATGGCGTAAGGTTTATCAAATGCTTCACCATACATCTGTCTGTACTTTTTGGTGTGTTCTGATTCTTTAGTTTTTGCATTTGCATCGCCTGGCGCAGGGCCTGATTTTTTCTTCGAAAAATGTCTTGCTCTCGCTTGTTTTGTTGATTTAGACATTTCATCGCCATCGGCATCTTTTGCGTAGTATTTTTTAGGTTGCGTACCTTTTCTATCTTCGATATCTTTGTCTTGTGCAACTTTTCTTTCTGCAAAAAACTCTTCGTATACTGAATCGTATAATTCGTTATCATCTGCATCGTCAACGTACTCCACAAAATCTGTTTCTAAAAATTCTAATAAGTCTCCATTTACAGAATCTAAAAATGTAGCAAGTTCTTCACTGATATTCATAGACTTCCTCAAAACATCAAATAATTTTTTACCTGTTGTTTTTTCGAATTTCTTAGGCAAACCAGATTTAAATCCGTTGAGTATCTTACCAGTTTTCGGGTCTTTCTCATCTTCATATCTATTTGCAGCTGCTGCTGCTCTCATTTTAGATGCTGACATACCAGAAACACCCTCTGCATCAGGATCTCTTTCACCCGCAGAAACTACTTCAATACCATCTTTAAAATCATAGAAACCATGATTTCCTTTTTTACCATTATATTTGTTAAGTGTAGTTTTAAATTCTGTAACTCTATCTCCACCGACAACCATAATACATCTCTTATAACCCATATCATATAACATAGGAGCAATCAAAAATGCAGTCTTTGCATTTTTATTAGAAATGATATTACGAGAATACTTTGGAAACATCTTTTTCATAAAACCAACCTTAGTTTTATGATCTAAAGGATCCTTTTTGTCATTCTGCGAATGACTAGGAAATACCATAAAGTCGGCACCTTCTTTTTTAGCAACCGATGCAAGTTTTTCTATAAGTTTTTCGTGTCCTGTGGTTGGTGGATTAAACCTACCAAATGTAAAAACTACTGTGTCTTTCATATCTCTGTTCTCGTAATGCTCGTAATACGCTCTATCTGCTGTGTAATAATTGCTTCTCTATTAGGCCAGAAGATGTATTCTTTTTCTTTGTTCTTCATCAAATTATTTAGGAGCGGTAGGATCAAGTCTTCGACCTCTTTAAGTTTAGAATTAACAATCACCTTTTCATTACTATAATACTCTTTCACTGTTTCCACTTCATCCAACATTTCACTTAGCTTATCAACTACATTATCCATTTTATATTCCAATAACTTGAGGCCCTCTCCAGTGCTTTCAAGTTTTTCAGATACTTCTTCGGACGCCTGAGAAGGAGCAATGCTTCTAAGTTCTTCTTCGTCTACAGCAGTAAACCCAAAATCTATGTCATCAGTCATTTAACTGTCCTTCGTATATCTTTATCAGCAGTTTCCCGCAGTTTTCGTTTTTGATCACTCTATGGTATTTGTGATTATCTATTCTAAACATCATCCCACTCAACAACTCAAAGGGAAATTCATTATCATATTGAAATGCCCAACCATCAGATTCTAACACTTCTACTAATCTGTCTTCTCTATCTCTATGCCAAACTAGTTCTTCATTATCAACATCGTGCGAAAATTCTCTTACAAAATGGTCAGAGTTATTATATTCGGAGTATGGTCTCACCTATCACTAATCCTATCACTCAATTTCTTATCTAATTCTTCAATTTTTCTATCAAGTTCTGCCTGAAGTCTTTCTGCTTCACCCAATAATTGATCTATCGCGGATTCAATGTCATCAATCCATGTTTCATGTTTTGCAAATTCAGTTTCAATCACTCCAAATAATGACAAATAGTGTTCATGATTTTTCGAATCAACATCATTTTGGCTATTATTAGAATCATCCACATACTTTCCCATGTTCGAAAATCTATCATCAATATTACCTGACAACATTTCAAATACTTCGCCAGTTTTATTTTCTAGTTCTACCAATTGCAATTTTAGTTCTGAAACATCTCTCTGTAAATTAAATTGCTTTTCTTGTTCTGTCTTTGCGGTAAGTTCTGCCATCTCAGTTTCAAGTTGCATAATTGTTTGTGCTTGTTGAGCAGTCCACCAAACAAACGCACTCACTTGTAGAACTATTGCAACCACAACACCTATACTAAATTTATTATTCATTTACATCTCCTACCAGAAAAAATTACCGCCGCCTGAGAGGCCTAATGCTTTTGCATACTTAGGAAGTCTACATGCCCAATAACCTGCCTTGGTTTTATCATTTTTTTGGTCGCAATTATGTCTCGCCACAAAACTTTTTCTTGCCTGCGGATCATTAATCTTTGCAGTCAACCCTGTAGTATCCCCAAAAGAAACTTTGATGACATTACCTTTGGCATTTTTTACATACACATAATACTTTTTGGAACCACCTCTTTTTGGCTTGTTCAACTCTACATTATCATCTTCTTCGTATAGAGGACAATCTAAAGGAACATGTTCTCCCTCATACATGGCATATTCGCCAATGTCAGTTTCTATGACTTCTAAATCATAATCATCCAATATGATCTGACCATCATAATACATAGTTCTTGCTTTATTGAATGTTTCAAAATAATGCTCAGAACCAACTCTGAATACGTTTTCTAAAAGAGATATCTCATTCTCTACATGATACTGTACCATCTCTTCGATGTTTTGAAATTGTTTAAAACTCTTCATTTCATCAGTCCTTTAATCATCTTTAGTGCCTTTTTGCCATCTGTATGTTTTGGATTAATACTTACTTCATCACCATTCATAAAGTCTGATATACTTGCAGACTTTCCAAGCGCAGTGATTGCTTTATGTAGTGGGTCTTTTGGATCATACTTCGTTTCAAATCCACTCTTACCCCTAAGTTCAACCCATTTTTTGTCGCCCTTATTCCACATCTTCAAAACATCCATGTCTTTGCCACGAATGAGTTTGAGTTTAACACCCTCTTTCAAAAAGAAAGAAAAAGGTTTCATTAGTCAATATCCTCATCATTATCCAAAACCGCATAGTCATAAACAGAATCAATATAATCTTTTGCTTTTGTTACTTTAGAAACAATCCAAGGCTCAATGTCAAATTCATCCATTTGAGGTCTAGCCATCTCTGCTTCCATCGCTTCCATCAATTCATCTATTTTCTTAGACATTATAACCATATCACGCATCATCATCTCAGCGGTTTCAGACACAAAATCTCTCATCTCATTAATGTCTTCATTCTGTCTTTTCAGAACTGCCGAAACTTGTGGATGATCAGATAAACCTTTTTTGATTTTGTCGATTGCTTTAACTGCGCCAGTCATATTACCACCCTTATATCGTGGGTCAGATGCAATACCAATAGCCATTTTAATGTCTTTAGACGAAAACTTTGCTTCATCAAGAATTTCTGTAATATTTCTTTTTGCCTTTTGGCCATCAATCCATTTCTTTGCAGCTTTATTCGTAGGAGTTTTCTTTGCCCATGCAGAGATTGATCTATATGTCGCCATAACATCTCTTTCAAAATCTGCACCATCAGAGTTATCTACAATGAACATCTTTGCTTTAAATGCTCTTTGGAATTTTCCGATATTATCTTGCACACCCTTCCACATTTTTCCAACTTCGGTTGCGCCCAGAGTTCTACTTCTTGCAGCATCTCTTGCAACTGCTGTTTCTAAATTTGTGTTAACAAAAATCATTGCAGTCTCATAACCAAGCTTTTCTAATTGTTTTTTCTGCTTAGAGATCTTATCGTAATCTTTTCCTGTACCATCAACAACCAAACCCAATCTACCTTGCACATAGAGTGATTGTTGTTTAGATGTAACCTTCTTAGATACAACTCTTGCAGCCTGCCCTGCATCTGACCAAATATCATCTGGTTCCATTTTTAAACCTGCCTTTTGCAGGGCTTTTTCAAATGCGGGATCAGAGTTTACAATTCTCATCCCCAAAGAACTAAGTGCAGTTTTACCCACAATAAACGATTTACCAGAACCTGGCCCACCAGCAAGAAAAACTGCCTTAAAAATAGAAGGATCGTTAACTCCCTCTTCTAATTTAATTTTTTCGATGATGTGTTTAATATCCATTTACTTATCCCATGCCTTTGCTGCAGTAAAGTTATTAAAACTGAATTCCATCCTATCAACTAGCTTAACTGCATTAGTTCCAGTATGGTCAATGGCAACATATCCTTCTGGATTTGATACCTTATAACCCTTATCAGTTCTAACAAAAATATCTGTCATTTGTTTTATACTATTTAGTTTATTTACAATTAGAGTTTTTGCAGTAATCAACTCTTCCATGAAATCTACAATAGCATAAACAACAGAGTCTAACTTCATCAATTTCTTGACTAGGTCATCTCTTAGTTCCTCTTTAATTTTTCTAGATTTCTCAGTTTTTAGTTTAGAGATAACCTTTTCGTCGAAAAACTTTTTGACATACATCGAATATCCCAATTGTTTGATATTCTTGGTTGAAATATCTTGCCCTTCTCTGATATATGCATTCAGATAGGTTTTGAAGCTTCCACCAGACAATCCCTTTACAAATGTTTTGTCTTGCATATTAACAAAGGCCTTAAAATCATTGGCCTTAATTTTTTTAAACTTTCTACCAACAGATGATAATGAACTATTTACTGCCTTCAGTTCTGTTGCAGTAAATTTTGCAGAACCAGAAACATCCTTGAATGTTGCATCGTCCATCCAAACGGAAGATGATTTTTTCAGTCCAGAAATATTAGCACCAAATGATGCAGTCATTCCTTGCAAATCTTTACCCTTATATGTTGTATGCCACACAACTCCCAATTTGGCAGCGGATATTTGTTTTCCGATTGCAGAATCTTTCTGAACTGCGTATACCAATGTATTTGGTTGAAATGTCACATACGACTCACCATCGATTTTTTTATCTGCCTTATCGTCAGTGAACATCAAGTCACCTTGGATAACATCTTTAATACCTAGTCCAGATAATTCCTTAAAAGCCACTGCAAATTTAGATTTCAGAGTTGGAGACAAATCTGCATCTTGAATTTCTTTAGCGCTCTTATATAACAATGGAACTGCATTAAAGACAGACTTCTTTGCAACAAAGAATTTGCCATCGGCAGGGTCTGTTCCGGCGAAAATAGCGGGAGCTCCATCCCACTTTACTGTCATATTAATCTTTGATCCAGATTCACCAGAAAGCATATCTCGTAATGAACGTAAAAAATTAACTGCAGCTCTTCCACCATTAATTCCATTGTTTATAATTTCATCTTCAAGATGTTCTAAGTGAAGATTTTTTCCTGCTTTTGATTCTATTAAATGTGTTCTAAAACTTTTCATTAGTATAACTTTCCAAATGGGCCGAACATTGGGCCTTTTTTCTGTGCCATAAAAAATAAATCCCTTATAAACTCTTTTCTTCTAGATAATGATAAATTTGCTACAATATATGCAAAACATACGATTTGAGATATAACAACATTATCTTTACTTCTTCCTTTTGACCAAGATTCTTCAAGTTGGTCTACAAATTTATCTAAATTCCCATCAATCGTAAAAAGTGTTTTATTTCTTTTTATAATCGATATTTTATTTTCAAAATCTTTTCTATCAAACTTCATATAATGAGTGTGTTCTGGCATCAAATATCCATCCTTTTTTAATTCAAGTTTCAACATATCTTTTGGAACTTTTCCTAAGAACGCAGCAGCTCCAGTTCCAACAAACTCATATGTGATGTTTCCAATTTGGGCCTGATTGCTTTTCACTCCCATACGATAAGTTTTGTTTTGATATTTTACTTCTAATTGACTAGTAACTGAAGTAAAAGACTTTGTTTTTTCATTATATGGAATATTTAAAAGAAACTTTGAATAGTCTACAGAACTTTCTTTAGTAGAAGATTTTAAATTTACTAAATCATAATTTAATTTTTTTCCATCATTCTTTTTCAAAGAAACACCAACAATGTCTGTATTATTATATGCAGAAACTAATATAGCATTACACTCTTGAATACTAACTGCTTCATCTAACATTGCTTCATATTTTTTATAAGCAGACGACCTTAAAATCCATATATCAGCAGGGTTCCACGAATCTTTCTTTGCAATATCAAACTTGGTATTTACTAATTTTGATATATAATCCATAAATCCCCCATCACGATTATAAACATCAAATTTACTATTTGGTAGCTTGGTTTCTTTTTCGATTTGATTAAATTGCAATTCAAACGAATTATACCAAGACTTTTCATATGGGAGATTGGGATATATTTCTAAGAGTGTCGGAAGCATTTGCTCGAATTTCTTGTAATTTTTTGTTTTACTAGATAATAATTCCTCAAATATTTTAAGAGTAATTAATTCTTGTTGTTGGGTAGTAGGAGCATTACTACTTGGATTAGATCCATTTCCAAATTTAAGAGATATTCCTATATATTTTTTCTTATATGAATTTATATCGACCATATTCTTAAAATCATTAAGAATCTTTGCGTTTCCAAATCCTGCGTTACCTGTCTCTATTGTAATAAATTCATCAAAAGATTTTCCAAAGCTAGATTTCATTTCTTCGAATAATGAAACCAAAACTTTTTCTTTACTCGTTACCACCCCAAGATCTTTTATATCTTGGGATGATTTTGGTCTATAATTATAAGCCATGAAATGGAATTACCTTTTTATTCAGTTAATACCCACTATTTATAATTTTTACATATAGTGCAAATAAGTTCCTACAATATATTTGTCATTAGAAACTGCTGGTTGGGCCTGGTGTGGGTGTGTCCAGAATGGTGGGAATACGGCAAGTCTGCCTTGAACTGGCTTAATGCTTGTATTATAATCTGGAAATACTGTCTCTCCGCCTTCTTCTACTGTATTCAAGTAAAAGAAACATACCAAGAATCTTCTAGCAGAAGCATAATCACCGACATCTGCGTGATATTTGAAATCATCCTCAGTTCCAGCAAAATACTTCTTCATCCGCACTTCTTCATTATGACATTGTGTAGGGAAAAAAGCAATATTATTATGCTGACGATAACTTTCAACATATTCGGAAACTTTACCCAATAATTCCATTGACAACTCTTCAAATTTTGGATTAGCTGACAACAGGGCAGGGTCAAAGAAGTTTATTTCTGTAAAACTTCTATACTCTGGATGTTCAGTTTTCTTATGATGTTCTTGAGCCTTTTCAAACTCTGCGATAATCTCTTCGCATTTCTCAGCCGATAAAACATTATCCCAAACAGAAATATATGCCATATTTCCATCTGGTGGCTTTACTGCAAAGGTATCTCGGTCCACTTCAAAATTTACAACTTCCTGTTCTGTAGTTGCTGTGTTTGTTTCTTCTGTCATAGTTTAATCTCCACTTTTCCTATCTTTTTACTGGATTTTGTACTAGAGAATGTTTCTCTAAAGTTATTATCTGTTTTTTCTTGTATTAGTTCATCTTGTGCATCTTCTTCTACATCATACAATCTCATTTTAGGTCTGTCAATACCTACAACAAATCTTTTATATTCATTTGGATCATTATACCTATTCTTCAATTGTTTAATTAATATTTGCCCCATTTCTTCTAATTCTTCTGTTGCAATCAAAGCAAACATTAAGTCCGCTGTAGCGGGCAAACCAAAACTTTCTGATGTATCTGTCAAGTCTACATCACTATTGCCATATCCACCTCTGGTCGTTTGAGTTGCAGTCACAATAGGAACATCATTCTCAACAGCAAGACCTCGTAGTTCTTCTGCAATAGATTTTATCAATGTATATGAGTTTGCACCAGCGCCAGGTTTGACACGAGCCGATGAACATATATTTAGGTAATCAATATAGATTACTTTTGGACGAAAATTCTTCTTTAATGACAACTCATTTAACAAATGTCTGAAATGGTTTGCATTGGCAACTGCTGTAGGATATTCTTTAATAATCATCTTTCCAGTAGTTTTCTTTTGTAATTTGTCAATCTTTTTATCAAAGGTATTTCTAGCCATACTAGAAACATCTTGAATAGAAGTATTCAATAAGTTTGCATCAATTCGCTCTGCAATTTTTTCCTCTGACATCTCAGCAGTAATATACAAAACATCATATCCCATTAAGAGATGATTTGCCGCACAGTCACACATAAACAGCGATTTGCCAACACCAGTACCAGCGAGAGCAACATTCAAAGTTTTCTTTGGCAATCCACCCTGAGTAATACGATTTAACATATCCAAATGAAATGGTATCTTTTCTTCTACTTTTTGATAGAATTCAAATCTAGATTCCCAATCGTCAATAAAATCATGCCCAATATTACTATCAAATGAAACTGCGAGAGCTTCACTCAGTATCTTAGGCATATTACCTTTATCTGGGCCATCGTCATTGATAATACTAATAGATTTCATTACTGCATTATATACAGCACGATCCTGACACCATTTTTCTGTAGCATCAAGTTGCCACTGACTATTTCTATGTTCTTCTTTTTGATTATTAAGATAATCTATAAACTCTACAGATTCTTTATAAATGTTTTCTGATACATTAACATCCTCTAAAGATATCATCAGCGAATCTTTAGTCGGAAGTTCATTATACTTTTCAATATGATTTTTCATCAAATCAAATACAGTTTTATTCGATTCGCTCTGAAAGTATTCACGATCTATAAACGGTAATGCTTTACGCACATAAGCATCATCCGCAAATAAACAATTCATAACAACTTGTTCAGTTAATTCCATTTAACCTTTTTGCCTCTTCAATTAATTTTTCTGATTCTTTTTTCAAATGCTCAGCCTGACGCAATAGCGCCTCTCGTTTTCCATCTATGTCTGTACCCTTAAACATAGACATAGTATTTGGTTCTTCGTCGGATGTTCCGTACACTTCTGTCCATTTATCTTTTGGACATCTAATCTGTGCAATCTTTGCCTTTGCGGGCATAAAACAGCCACAAGATTTACATACCTTTATAGATGCCTGAAACTGGTCACAGGAGCGACACGTTGCCATGCGCTCCTGATAGATATAGTTGGATGCAAATATCTTAGACATTATCCAACTCTAAACTTCTTACTGATAAATTCATCAAACTTTTCATCTTCCAAAATCGGTTGCCAAAACTCATTATTATGAGTATCTTTCTCACGAAACTTTTTATCAGCAACCTCACCCGATTCCACATCAACCATCTGATACCAGCCGCCTGACCTTGATATTACACCATAATCCATGGCCATGTCAAGAAGACCTGAGAATTTATCTACACCCTTTTCCCAAGAAACTGAAATCGGTATTTTAGATTTTTCTTTGACAAACCTAGATTTCTCGACATTGATTACAAAATGATATCCTTGTATCTCCGTACCCACCTTATCTTGTTGTCTACCAACAATCCAAATAGTGTCAGCACTATAATACATTCCAGTGCCACCAGAGACTACTTTGGTAGGATATAGCCCCTGAGAATCATATGTATGATTGATAGCAACCATTGGAATATCCTTCATCGTAAGATGTGGAGTAATCATTCTGAATAAGGATTTAAACTGCTTTGCCCTAGTCATATCGGCCGCAGACTTTTGACTCTCTGCATCATCCACTTCTTTCTTGGATGCCAAGTTACCGACAGAATCTACCATGATAAACACTTTATCATCAGTTTCGATTTCTTTTAACTGAGCAACCATATCAAATTTTAGCTCTTCCAAATCAGTGACAGGAACGTGGACAATTCTTGTTGTGTCAATATCAAACACATCAAAATATCCCTGTGGAGTACCAAATTCCGAATCGTAAAATAAGACAACACCTTCTGGATTTTTATCCATGAAAGCTTTCATCATAATTAGTCCGAAAGCAGTTTTAAAATGTTTAGATGGGCCTGCAATCATTGTCAATCCTGATGTATATCCACCATTCAAAGAACCAGAAAATGCGACATTCATCGCCGGAATATTAGTCGGGGTGCTGTCTTTTTCATGTAGGTATTTTGATTCTGATAACACATTAACTCTCCCATCTTTAAATGAAGAGTTTTTTCTAAGTTTGCTCATTAATCCTTTTGACATCGTTTTCTCCTAAAAAAAGTCATCTATCGAAACACGGTCTTCTGTTGTCCAACCAATTGCATCAGTGATGGTGGTGATTGGATCTAAGAAGGCCTTTTCGAATTGTTTGTTATAATCTATAAATCTTAGCAAATCAAATTCTTCTGGTAGAACATTTTGAATTGCAATTGTATTGTTTCCAATTGGATTGGGTTCTTTTAGATAGGCGAACTTAATCTTTTCGCCCTCTTTGATAACTGGATAAGTCATATCCAATTTATGTTTCTTGACTAGCTGATTGTAGTGCATTACTCCCTTTACGTGGATTGGGGTTCCTTTCGTGAATAAGTCTTTAGAATCATGATACTTCTTCAAACCATTCACACTTCGTGGAAATGATATCTCATCTATCGCAAGTTGTTTGAATTCTTTTCTAAAACTTTCAATATATCTTATCAACTCTTTATTGTCGCCTTTCATAATAACTTTGAAAGATTCTCTGAGTTTATCTCTACATGCTGCGGGCGTAGAAGATCGAACTGCTTCAATGCCCATAATTTTGAGTTCTGGAGTTTTATATCGAACACCTTCATTATCATGGACATTTAAAATATATCTCTTCTTTGCAGTCCACAAACCTTTTGATGCAATGACTTCTCTAGCCATTACCATCTTCTGGTCATATGAATTCATATACGAAGCAAGATCTTGATAAGCCTTATCAATAAAAGGTTCAAGCTTG